CATTTGTCATTGGTGCGTTTTGTACTGTATTCATAATATTTGGTTTTGGGTTTTATTACTCCGCCCAGAAGTTTTATTTAAAATTTTAACTTATTTCGGCGTTAATCGCCGTTAAAACGAATATTTATAAAGATTCTAAAATTTTATAATCATTAATTGTAAACTCCTTCATAGGTTTTTCCCAAAGACTATTTTTATTATCTTTGCGTAAAGTTTCAATTATTCTTAAATAGTGCCATCTAACCTCAGGCATCTTTTCAGCTTTTTTAAACGGTTTATTTCTTTTAGGTTTAAATTCCGTAGGTACTGGAGGGTAAGTTTTATTCTTAATGATATAACAAGCATCCGAGTACATTTTAAAATCTTTTGTTTCAAATGCTTTTTTTATCATTTGATAGTTTTGATCTTCTTCATAAAATTTAGTTTTAAATAGTGAATTATACAAAGATTCTCTATTCATTTCTAATTCGTGAGCAATATTAAAGATAGTCCTTTGATAAATATTATATTGCTGATTAAAATATAGATTCCTTAAAAATAAAACGTGATGTTTTCTGTTTTTTGCTTTTAAATCTATGTTAAAGATTTCTTTTATTTCTGTTAGTGTCATAACTATAAATTATTTATTTTGTCTATTTCATTTCTTACTTCTTGCCAGTATTCTATTTCTTTTGTGTCTTTTTGAAACCATAATAATTTTACTCCTATAATTTCAGCTACACAATGCAAAGCGCTTTTTATTCCTTCCCTTTCGGCTTCACTTGTATTCCAGTAAGTAAATTTATCAATTAACTCTGCTGCTTTTTCTTTTGGTGTCATATTATTTAGCTATTAAATTAATCATTGTATTATTAAAAATTCCAAAAACTACATTGTATAATTCTTTTAGTTCATTTTCTTTAATTCCTTTTATTTCAACTTCATAATTATTAAAGTCAAAACTTGCATTTCTTACACAAGTAGCTTTATATCCTGAAAATCTTAAAACTTTTGCTACTTTAGTGTGTACTTTGTGTGATTGAATAGTTGTCATAATATTTGTGTTTTGTTGTTGTTATCTTTAGCAAATATCGTAATAAATTTTAATTACGCAATACATTTTTCTAAAAAATTTGCAATATTTTTTTCTTTTTTTGTATTCCACTCATTTACAGCATCTTTATAAAGGCTATCAATCCACCAATGCAACCTATAATTTCCGCTTCCTTTGAATATTAAACCATTTTTAAAGGTATGCTCTAATCTGTCAGGATTGTTTTTTTTAAATAATTCTATTTTATCGGCTAATTTCATTTAGTATATTTTAAAACGTATAAACTCCTCGCCTTTTTTTACGATTGTTTTAAAAGTATGCAATTCGTATATAAATCGGTCATCTACTTTGTACTTCTTAACCAAGCAATCTATAAAAGTTTTTACGCAATTATCAATATCACTGGCTCGAGAACTAAAACCAAACTCCAAATCAAGTTTTATATTTGTTTCATCAGGTATTTCTATTTTATTCGGAAGCAATCGTAAACACTGAACTATAAAAATATCATATTCTTTTGTCCTGAATTTACGACCTTTAAAAGCGTTATTAATCGACATCGGTTTAATATGTAATTTTATATCCATTAGAATGATACTTCTTTTTTGTTATTAACTACTATTCCTTCTTCAATTTCGTAAGGCAACCAATCTTTATTTATTCCAAAATTTAAAGTTTTAAATTCCATATTACGACTATATTCACATTTTGCGCTTGAGATTTCTTCTTCTTTGTCTATAAATACAACTGTTTCAGCTTTCTTTAAAACACTTGAGCCAACGTGTCCTACAGGTTTAGCAGTTCCAAAATTCTTATGTAAAATACCTGTAATGTGCATTTGTTCTTTTACTTCTTTACGTGCTGTCCATTCAAGTAGCTTTTCGGTTAATCCTGTAGCCTGTTCAAGACTATTAAAATCTGTTACCAGGTCTACATAACCATCTATAGACATCAATCCAATATCTTTTTTAAATTCACTCTCATAAACTAACCAATTTATAAACTCAAAACGTTCTTTTGGCGAATATGTACGCAAAGAAAAAGTTTTATATAAATCATAGTTAGAACCGACTAAATCTAAAACCCTTCTCACTACTCTTTGAGTATGGTGCTTTGATTGTTCTGTATCAATTGATATTATCAGTTTATCTTTAGTATTATGACCTTTAATCGAAGGATTGTAAATATTAGAAGCACCGCCAATATAAGCTGCTTCAATCATAGACTTAAAAAATGTTTTTCTACTTTTAGAAGCTCCGACTATACAAGAAAAATCTCCATAAGATCCGAACGGAATAGGGTAATTTATGCCTTTATATTCAGAAGAACCTATACTTATTGCAACTGGTTGCGGTTTTATTTCTTCCGAAGGATCAACATAACTATTTTTAAAAATATCTAAAAAGTTTGTGCCTTTTATTATTTCGTTTTGTTTTCCAATTTCTATTTTTGGTATATTAATTTCCATATTTTTACTAATTTTTGTTTTTAAAATTAATAATACAGTTTGTAATTGCATTATTAATCGATTTAAACACGTTTTCCTTTGTGAATTTACCTAAAACATATATTTGTATATTTTTTTTATTTTCATTCATTAAAACGCCTTGTTTTATTTCTTCTTCTTTTGTCAATTGTTTTAAATGATCCGTATTAATTCCGATTGATTTTAAATACTTATTTAATTCTAAGTGATTTAATCTATTTAAAAAATCATCACACGTTTTTTCTAAAGGTGCATCTAAAACCTCATTTAGTTTTTTAGTTGCAAAGTCAATATCCTTGTAAAATTCTAATTCGTGCATTAAACAATAAACATACATCTTGGCAAAAATAGTATTTTCCTGAAACGCTTCTTTGTTTATTTCATTTGTTTTTTCTGCTATGCTTACCAAACAGTCTAAATCAAATTGGCACGGCTTAATAGTTTCCTTTGTAAATCTTTCAAACAACCACTCAAAAGACTTTTTTAAATTTGGCTTACTCATAGTCGGTCTTGTTGTTTAGGTTTTGCTTTTTTAATTTCTTGAGCGTATTTTTGCATCTTATCAGGTCGGCTTATAAATTCCAATGTTAAATATTTAGGGTTTTCTTTGTGGTAATCATCATTAAAACAATTTGTAATTGCGTTAACAATATCCAATTTAGAATAACCTTCTTTTAACCTTGCGTTTATTTGCCTTTTAGATTTATCACAAACTACTTTTAGTTTTTTTCCTGTTATAGAATTAAATTGTAAAAGAAGTCCATCCCAATTGACCGAATGGTCATTATCGTTTATTGGTTTATTGGTTATTGGTTTATCTATACTATCAATGCTTTCATCTTGCTTTGTTACGTGCTTTACTATTGCTTTATCAAGTGCTTTATCAAGTGCTTTATTAAAATTTGATAGTGCAATTATGTTAGCTGAATATTGATTTTTACTTCTTTGGATCATTTTTATAAAACCCCAATCAACTAAATCATTTAAAGTTTTAACATAAGTATTATAAGATTTTATACCTATTGCATCTTTTGCCATTTCAGTTGGAAAACCAAATTTTTCTCTCCATCCTAATCTATTACAATGTTCAATTGCAAAAAAATATAAAGCGGAATGGTTAGGACTTATTTTTTCAGGATTTTCAAAACTCCAATCAAACCATTTTCGAGATAATTCATAGCTATTCATTAGAAACCTCGCTTTCTGTAATTTTGTTTATTTCTGTACGAAGTGTTTTGGCAAATTTAATAGCGGTACTTTTATCAAGATTAATCCATAATTCTTGACCGTCAAATTCTCCAAGATTTATTTTAATATAATCTTCAAAAAATTCGTAATTACCCTTAGGAGTTGCGTTTACTGTAATAAACATTTTTTTTCTTGAATCTAAAAATTTTAATTCAAAATTTGCCATAATAATAACGGTTTTAAGATACCGATAAACTATTTAGTTAAAAAGTAAAATCCCATCAAGTTGGCTGGTGTGAGACTCGCCTTCCTGATAGGATTTTTATAATATTTTCGGTTTTGTAACGTGTCTCACTACATTACGAGTACAAATATAATACTTTTTTTGAATAAATAACAAAAAGATATAAAAAAACCGCTAAATTTCTTCAGCGGCTAAAACAAAACTTTGTAAATGTACTAAAATAAAGTTTCTTGTTTTATACTTTCTTTAAATCTTTTTGCAGCTTCTTGTAAATTTAACTTAGCTTGTTTAAAGTAACTATCTTTTAACTCGATACCTATTGCTTTTCTACCCATTGAAACAGGGCTAAAAACTTCACTACCTACACCCATAAAAGGAGTTAAAACAATTTCTCCAGGATTAGAATATAATTCTACAATTCTATCAATTACATCTAATTGCAAAGGGTGTACGTGTTTTTCGTCATCTTCTTCTTTTGAATCTCTAAAAGGTAAAACATTATCTATTCTAATATCATCCCATACACTGGATGCGTAACGCTGCCATATATAATGATTTAATTTAGTTATTTTGTCATCCTCATTAATATTGTTTAAATGATCCCAAAGTTGCACCTCGTTTAAATCTGAATTATTAGCATTATTCCAAGCTCTTAAAATGTTTGGTAAAATTGGAATTTCACCCGCATAATGATTCATTCCAAAAGGATGAGTTACTGGTACTTCATTTTCGCCTTTTTTAGTAAATACTAAAACATAATCAGGCATAGCAGTAAAACACTTTGTCGAATCTTCTACAATAAATTTATGCATTAAAGACTGGACCATAGTACGCATACGAACTTTTAAAGGTTCTTTCCAAATAGTTATTCTATTTCTATAATCAAAACCGTACTTCTCGTGTATTCTAATTACTTCGTGTGGAAAGTCCCAAAGATGACAGGTATTTGTATGAACATCTGTAACGTGTACCGCATTAATACGACCTTTTTTAGTTACCCTTGCCATTTCTTTTACCATAAATTCATATTGATCTAAGAATTGTTCTTTACTATCGCAATTAGAAAAGTCTTTTTCTGAACTTGAATAATTGTATAGTCCAGCAAATGGAGGGCTATAAACAACTAAGTCTACACTTTCAGTGTCTAAAGTTGGTAATACTTCCATGCAATCTCCATTATAGATTGCGTAATTTTCTGTAATAATTTGATCTTTTACCATTTTGTTTTATTTTTAAAATTTAGGTTTAATAATTTGTTTGTTAAATTCTTTTACTTTGTGTTCAAATGAACGGTTTACGTTTTCTGTTAGATTTCTATGTAATTGTATTGCTTTTTGTGTTTTTTGTTCTAAGGCTTCTAAAACCCTTGTTTGCCCGTCAGAAATAACCATATCAATAGTAACGTCTTTTGTTTGTCCAAACCTCCAAAAACGTCTTATAGCTTGGTAATATTGTTCATAACTCCACGTTGGAAAAAATACTGAATGATTGCAATGCTGCCAGTTTAAACCCATAGAGGTCATTTTTGCCTTTGTAATTAGTCTTTCAATTTCTCCATTTGCAAAAGCTAAAAGTATTTCTTCTTTTTTATCAATACTTTGAGATCCTATAATTTCAATAGCATTTTTATCTGAACTTTTTAAAATACTACTTTCGTTATTAGTATTACACCAATATACTGAAGTTTTATTTTTTGCTAATTCAATAGCTTTTTCACATCTTTTTTCTTCCGTTTGCTTTTGTTCATAACGAATTTCATTAAAATTTTTAGCTACTATATTAAACATTTGTAATTGACCATCTATAGAAATTTGGCTATCATTTGTAACTATATGTTTATTTACAATTAATTCAGGTAAATTATAACGATCATTTGAAAAACCCAAATCACTTGGCATTTTTGCCATAATTGACCATTGATTAACCCAAGCAAAAAAGTCTTTTTCTGCGTGTGGTTTTAAGTAAAACTTTTCTCCAATATTTCTATTAGTTGAATCAATTGCATTATTATTTTGTTTAAAAAACTTACCTAACATATCCATATAACCCATATATCCTAAAGCTTCCGAACTTGTACCTAATTCTATAAAGTCGTTAGGTGATGGTGTAGCCGTACTTAAAAATCTATAAGGTATTTTTTTAACAAAGCTTGTTACTTCTTGTTTAATTTTACCGTCAAAGTTTTTTAAAATACTACTTTCATCTAAAATAACTCCTTCAAAATCATTCTCATTAAAATAGTGTAATCTTTCATAATTACAAACAACTATTTTTTTAGTGTGCTTGCCATCTTTTGAGTATTCAATGTCGTCAATACCTAACTTTTCAGCTTCTAAAATAAATTGAAACGCAACCGCTAAAGGAGTTAATATTAATACTTTTTTATTGGTATGGTTTACTATGTTTTTAGCTAAAGATAATTGTACTAAAGTCTTACCCAATCCAGTATCTAAAAAAACAGCACTACGACCTTTTAAAGTAGCTTTTTCAATAACGTGTCTTTGAAAGTCAAAAGCAATATCAGGAATGTAATTTGCTTTAAACCCATAGTTGCCTATTGAGTGTCTTTTTGTTTCTAAAAATTCTTTGTAATCTGTCATTTTATTTTTTGTTTAAATCTTCTTTTGTTACTAATTTTACTAAAATACCTTTTTCTTTCAATTCTTTGTAATGCTTTAAAGATGTAGTTTGTACCATTTTTTGTTTTGTTTTGTTATTAATATTTGTCAAATTTAAGTAATAAAATTTAATTACGCAAATAAATATAAAAAAATCGACTAAATAAATAACCGATTTAATTTTATACTAAAAAATATGCGTAATTCGGGCGATTTGACCGTTATTTTTGCAATGTAAAAAACCTTCAAGAGCTTTTACGGAATGCTGATATCCTTGTCTGTGATGCCAACTGTCAGCGCTTGAAGGACTTCTTAAAGATTCAACTGTAATACCTACATAGTCTTTACTTGTTTTGTGGTGTACGTGATGCGTATATACGTATCTATGTTTTGTTAAACTCCATTCAATAGGGAACTCTTGGGCCATTAACAAAGGCAGTAATTCTTGCTTTGCACCATCACCGTGAGTAGTTCCAATAAGATTGTTATAGTATCTAAAACCTTTACGGTGTGCTATCGAAGTATCAAAAGTAATGTTTTGACAATTTTTAAAATAAGTTTCAATTACTTGTGCTAAAAAGAATCCGTTAGTATAATCGTGGTTACTTGGATTAAAACAAAAATGTACATCGGCAATAGGTAGTAATATTTCTAAAACATCAATATAAAGATTTTTAGCTATTATAAAGTTTTCAAACCACATTCCGTCTGTGTCCTGTGGAGTTCCTGAAGTAGTTGTTCTTTTTGGATTGTCAATATGTAAAATATCATTTCCACCTATAAAAAGTATTTTATCAATATTAAATGAACTAACTTTTTGTAAAATACCTTTTACTCCTGCTAAAACTCTATGGACCGCTATTTGGTTATTATAATCTTCGCCTGTTTCAAAGTGTTTTGATAGCTTACCTATATGAATGTCGGCTGGATCTAAAACTAATAAATAAGAATCTTTGTTTTCAATTCGTTCTAACTTTACAAAATTAGGAGCGTATTCCTGTAAATCTTTTATTAAAGTTGTTGTAAGGTCTTGAAATTGTTTTTCTTCAGGTTTCTCGAATAGTGGATTGGTAACTCTTACACTTGCTTGTTTATTTTTTAACCAAAGCATAGGAGTAGTTTTTGGATCTACTTGTAAACTATTACACGCATTTAGAACCCCCGTATTATTTTTAATTTTTGCAATATACTTTCTAAGTCCTGAAGTTTGTCCTGGTAAAATCTGTTTGGCAATTTCTCGATTGCTTAAACCTTTTTGTAATAATTCTAAAATCTCATCATTATACTTTGAAAAAATACTCATATTTTGGTTATTTGATTAAAAAAAAATGCGCCCTGTTATAGAGCGCATAAATATACTAAATTAAATCTGACAAATCCACCGGTACAAATCCTTCAGGTTTCAATATCTTTCCGTCAGGATCTAACAATACTTTTCCATTTGGAAACTTTGTCATATTGTTAGCGTGAACTCTCCTAAAAGCTTCCGAAAAAACATCCTGCATTCCGTGAAAGTTTATACTTCCAAATAATACATAAGCCTGATCCACTAAAGCATCTAATATCTCTACTTTGTCATTATTATAACACGCTCCTAAATACTCCAGGTTTTCCTCTTTCATTAATTTATACCTTAATTCACAATCTTTAAAGCTATTAACCGTTGGTAAATCGTTAACAATTTGTTGACCTATTGTCTGAAATTCTCTAACCTCGTTTAACATAAATTTCTATTATTTGTTGGTTTGTAAAATATTGACCGTGGTATAAAAAACCATCTTTAACTTTAACTAAGTTAGGTTCTGTGTCTATCCATTCTATTAATTGTGCTATTTTATTTGTTTCCATTGTTTTTAAGTTTTTGTAAGTATAAAATCGCATCCATTAACTCCTCTTGTAAGTGATTTAAAAAGTCGTCTGTATTATTTTCGTGTAAAGTTGTACCGTACTTCTTAATTCCTATTTTAGAGCGTTCTTTGAACTTATTTAATACTTGTGTTACTACTTTGTCTTTTTTCTGTTTTGGTTCAGGTTCAAAATAATGGTTTAAATTTTCTTTTAATAACATAAAACCATCTGTTGTATGATAATATTCATCATTAAATTTATCATCAATAATTTTATATTCTTTACCAACAGTCAAACCGATTCTATTTGTTTTAGCTATTCTTTTCATCTTAATGTCTTTTTTACTATTCCTTCAATGCTTTTAGGATCTTTGTTATACGCTTCTAAAATTTTAGTTACATTTTGCATTTCCCAAATTGGTACTGATGCAATTGTTTTTATAAAATTGTCATAAGTTTCATAAACAATTACAGCAGCTTCTTCTTCCTTTTTAAACATTTTATCGAAATACTTCCATTCAATAGTTTTCAGTTGTTCAATAAAATTATTTGTAAATTTTAATAAAACTTTTTTAAAATAGTTGTCTGATTTCATTCCAGCAATATAATAACTCAAAACTTGTGAACTTATAACGATGTGATTAATTCTATTTTCTTCTGGTATCATTTTGTTTTTTGTTTTTATTACCCCCTAAATTAATAGGGGGATTTTATTAATATTAAAATGGAAGATCGCTTTCAATTTCTTCTTGTGAAACTTCTTCTTCTTTTGAATCAGCTTTAAAGATTTTCCAAGCCGATAATTTTGTGAAGTATTTACCGTTCCACTCGTTGCAACCTACGTTAAAATCCACTTTTACCGATTGACCTACTTTATTAAATTTAATAAAGTTTTCTACTTTCTCATCTCCGAAAATTTCAAAGCAATAAAGGTTGTTGTATTGATCGGATGTTTTCAATAAAAAACTTTGTTTTTTCCATTCTTTACCATCTTTTGATTGTCCTTTTTCTAATGGTAAAATGTTTTCGATTACTCCTGTTACTTCTAAAGCCATTTTTGTTTATTTATTTAGTTATTAATAATTTTTTTCTTGTTCTGCTGTTACGCTGTATTTAGTCTTAATTTGCGCCATTGTAGCGTTAGTTGCCTTCGCTTTGGCTAATATTTCAGCCGTTGCCATTGGTTTGGCTTGTACGGCTTTTTGTGCATCGTCATCCTCTGAACCGATACCAACAATAGAACTTAAACTATATCTTCTCGCATAAGTAACTCCAGATCCATAGGCTTGTGCATCATTTGTATTTTTACAAAATATTTCTGCAAGGCTTTCAAATATCTCTCCTGATTCGTGCATTAAAACAGTCTTAACAAAGTTTTTTCCCTCGATATTAACTAACGGTTGTAATAATACAATACCGTTATTGTTTAAAGATGGAACTACTGCCGCTAAAACATCGTTTAAATCTGCGTACTTGTTTTTAAAGAATGGATTAACACTTCCCTTCTTTGGTGTGATCATTTCCAATTGTGCTTTCACAAGTGCTTTTGCTATATTTTCCATTGTATTAAAATTTGATTGTTATACTCGATTTGCGGGGTGTTGTGCTTACCAGTGGTACGTCATTACCGTACATGTCAATAACGCTTTGTTTTTGTGCTAATTTAAGCAATTCCGCCCTTGCATCTAAATCCGCTTTTAGTTGTTGGTAAATTGGGTCTTCTGAATAGTTAATTGTATTACCTCCGTTTACTGGTGTAAATTCAACGCCCATAACCGTTTGTTTTTCTTCGGTAATATGTTTACGTGCTTCTGTCATTGCAGTACCTACAACCTCGCTTAAACGTGCTAAATTAGCAATAAATTCCATTTTGTCAACATTGCCGTTGTCGAGTAAATCGGTAACCAGTTTTAAACCTACTTTTTGCGCTTCTTTTTTTGTGAAACTTGCATCGTACATTGTAACAAAGTCTTGCGCTCTTAATTCCAAAAATGTTTCTGAATTTGCTCCCATCTTATTTACATTTATTTATTAATCTTTCTATTCTTGAAACCATTCCTGAGTTAATTGATTTTGATACTTCTAATATAACATTTAACTCGTGAAGTATTTCTATTTGTTTATCCTGAAATGCTTCCTCGTGTCCGCTGTAAAATGCTTCTGATAAAGTGTAATAAGTTGAAATTATTTCGGCATCAACTTCTATTTGGTTAATTGGTGATTCGCTATTAAAGCGACCTTCCTTCCATGCGTCGTAACTATTCATAATTAATTGATTTTAGTGTAAGCGTTAGTCATTTGTTCATTATCAGCAAAATAGATATTTTTAATCTTTTGCATCCATTCGTTAAATTTTTCTTTGTTTTCCATTATGATCGAAATATAAAATTTAAGATAAAAATGATTGCTAAAATGTAGCAAAACTTAATTTGGTAGTCTAATTTTAAAAAGAAGTTTTTCATGGTTTGTTTTGTTTTTGTATTAATATTTGTCAAAGATAGTGTAATAAAATTTAATTACGCAAATAATTCTTTTTTATTTTTTCGAAAGTTGATAATTTCATTTCGTACAAATCGGTTAAATACGGATTAAGATTCTGTTTTTTAATTCCGCACTTTCGGGAAAACTCGGCTTTTGTTAAGCCTGATTTAATAAATAGTTCTTTTAATTTTTTATTCATAGCATTTTGTTTTTATGATTATAAATGCAAATATAAGTAATTAAATTTAATTACACGCTATTGCATAAAAAAACCTTGCAAAATTAATTACAAGGTTATTTTTTTTAAAGTCCAGCACTAATGCTATTGAATAGTTGGGGACTGTTGCAAATATAAAAAATTATCTTGATAGTTTATGTGCAAAAGCCTTAATAATTAAATCAGTCGGTAAATACTTTACAATTAACCTCAACCACCTTCCAGCGTTTGTTGTTGCTGGGCTTTCGCTATATTTAATAGCTACTTCTTTTAATGCTAAATTAATCAAATCTTTTTTTTCCATTTTGTTACTTTTTAAAATAAATTTGTGATTCTTTAATTCTTCTACGTTCTAATCCTTTTGACTTTTGACCGCCTGCGTTAACCCATTTTAGAAACTCGTTTGCAATTGCAATTTGATTGTGATCCTTATTAATTAATTTTAATAATGTACTATTTTTTAGGTTACCCATTCCTACATTATATGCAAAAGATACAACCGCATTAAATTGATTTTGATTAAGTGGCGCACTTACTAACTTGTTTACTTCTTTAGCAAATGAATTAACAACGTTTTCAAGCAATATAAGCGCATCTTCTTTACTTATTGGATTATCTAACATTGTAACCTTTTTACCATCTTTATAATAGGTATTACCATAACCTATTGTAGCTTTTTTAGCTTGACAAAGGTAAGGTTTTAAAGATAAACCCTCAAACTCGGCAATTAATAATAAACAATCTTTATTTATTTTACCCATTTTTATTTGTTTTAAAATTAATACAACTAAAAGCGTGCATTCTTACATCATCCATTTTCTTATCCATTTCTTCCAGCTTCTTAAATAGAATATTATTCAATTTTTCGGCATTTACTTGTATTTCATTTATTTTCATTTCTAAATGTTCAATTTTCATATCCTGACGGATTATAACATTGTTCATTTTGATATAAATACCTACAATTGTTCCAATCATTGGTAAAGATCCTATTATTATGCTGATATAATCCATTATTCTATTTTACTTTTTACAAAGTTAATTAATTTATTTGGGTCTTTTAATAATAATAATGCAATGATGGTTAAAATAACTTCATTAAATGATAAATTTAAAGTATGGCTGTAATATTTCCACACTTGCAGAAACAAAATGCAAATCCCGATTATAGTAGTTACTACATTTAATATTTTATTTTTCATAAAAAAAGTTCATTTATTATAGGATTGTATGTAATTATTGGCAAATCTTTAACCCATTGAAATAATTCATTAATACATTGATTTACTTCTTCAATAGATATAAAAAAATTGCCATCCGCATCTAAAACTGGGTTAAAATATTGTAAACCGTCATAAGTTTGACCTATTAAAGCTTCTTTTTGTTCTGTTGTTAATTTATAAACTTCCATTATATTTGACGAGATAAAGTTGTTTGAAATGCTTGAACCGCTGTGTAAAAATTAGCCGCTTCCGTATCGGTTAATCCATTACCAACTGAAGCGAAAGCACATTGTCTATTTGTTAAAAATCCCGAAGCTACTCCACCTCTACCCCCTACATAAATACTTTGACTCGGTTGTAAATTTTGCGCTATTGTTTGAGTAGCTAAAACAGAACCATTTTTAAACATTTTCCTTACGTTTGCCGTGTTGTTTTGGTTTGCGTGATAAAGTCCTGTTGAAGCTGTTGCGTTTGTAAAAACATTTCCGTCACTCATGTTTATACAAGCTCCAGCTAAATTTGCGCCACCAAATTTTATAACCATGTCAAATGCAGTAGTACCGTCGAATGTTCCCATATCAATTTGGTTAATTCCAGAACTATTAGTACGTGAATAATAACTTAAATGACCATCGTTTACATTTGCTATAATTGTAGCAGGATTTAAAAAGGTATCGGCATAACCTGTCGTTCCATTTGGCAAAGCTCCAGTAGCTGAATGAGTCCAACCCCCAATAAATGACAATCTAAAAGCAGCGTTTAAATCTCTTGGATCTTTTAAATTATATTTGTGTTGCTCGGCTCTTAATGCTGAAGTCGCAGCATCTGAAACCATTGGGTAAATAGCTTTCATTTTAGACCATATACCGTAGCTTTTAAAATTTAAAACTAAAGTATTAATTGCGTTTTGTTGCGTTGTATCGGTTATTGCAGTAGCTGTAATAAATGCTTGAGCATCTGCATCAAATGCACTTGCTGGAGTTTTCCGCATAGAACTAATTAAACTATAATACATTAGGCTTCCTGATTTAATCCAACAACATCAAATTTTGTATCGGTTGCGTTCCATATACAACCTAAATACAAAGTTTTATTAATTACGGTTGTAGTTGGTAGTGTTATACCTAATGCTCTGTAATTAGTACCAAAAGCAATACTACGAGCCGTTCCGTTATCTTTTATACGAATCATTAAAGCCTGACCCTGTACCATTGTGCCTGTTGGATTTGCAATTGTTAAACCAGCAGCCTGAGCCGTAATAGTTACCAAATCATTTGCGCTCGTTGGCGTTACCGTCGCAGAACTTGTAACGGTTTGAACTGTTGGATTTATTTCTAATTGACCTCTCGATATTTTTTTAGTTCCTTCCATTATAAATAGTAGTTTTCTCTTATTGATGAATCCATATTGTAATATAAAATAGGTGTCATTTCTGTAATAAAATTTGATAAATCAGCCGTTGCATCGCTTAAATTGTTATACACTTTACACGTGCCAATATAATTAACTATTGCAGTATTAATTGGTCTTAATATCACGTTAACCTCGTTATCATCTAAAATAATGTTTTCGCTTTGTAAAATAAATTGTTCCATAATTATAAAGAATAAACTCCTAAAGTTAATAAATCAAATTGTCCTGTATTTGTAATACCCGCACCCATACAACGTGAAGCGAAGAAATTTAAACCTTGTGTATGTAAAGGTAAATTTGTGGTAATTGTACCCATTGCAACGCTTCCAGTTTCTTTGTTTTTTACACAATATTTAACGTTTGTACTTGCTGAATCATTATATAATTCAATTGAATAAACAGTTGTTAACGCTGCTCCTGCTGTTCTATTTGCTGGAAAATTAACTCCCAAATCAACTTTTGTAGCCGTTCCTGACCCATCATTATGAAATACTTGAAGATTTGTATCTAAAGCATCCGAACCTACTCCAATAATATTTAGTAATGATGAAACCAAAACAGAATCACTATAAGTTAAATCAGTAGTTACACCAGCCATTCCATAAAATTGACGGCAACCGCTACCAAAAGCAGTATCGGATATATGAAAATCACATACATACTTAAAACCGCCACCCATATACCATAACAGAGCTGAACCCCTAACACCTGTATATCTACCGGCTGAAACAACACTACCGAAATAACCTTTACGAATTTGTTTTGCGGCAAAATTTGTAGAGGCAACTGATCTTGCGGCAAGTGAGGCACTTGTCCCAATTGTAATCCCGCCAAACAAAGTATCTGTTGTAGAGTTATTTGAAAAGTTCACACCTCTGAAAGTTTCGTGTCCTTTTAATTTTGGTATAAATCCCTCGTAATTTGGAATGTTTAAAGTTCCGCTTGAAAAAGTAGCAACGCCGCTAAAATCATTAGTTGTTAATGTTATAGGGTCTTGTTTTGCATTAAAATTATTAAATGCAGAACTACTTAAATATCCATCATAATCAGCATCAGCCATCGGGATTGATATTGTTCTATTTGCGCTTAAATCCCCTCCACCTATTAAAGGACTTGTAGTTGCTATTGTTATGGCATCCACTTCAGCTTTCGTGTAATACTCTAAAAACCCGCTCGATGTCGGTGTATAAAGAATGTTTATTTTATCACCACTTTGCAAAGTATCGCCAATAGTTAAAGTAGTAGTTACGAAAGAATATTGATAACTATTTAACTCCTGACCGTTAACAAAAACAGCGTAAATAAAGCTTGGCGTTCCTGATAATGTAAAATCTTGTGAACTTGTATAACTAAATTCTTCACGGGTTAAAGGCGAACCTCCGCTCGGAATAACATTTAAAGGAACTGGAATAACACTTCTCACTGGAGATGTTCCTCCAAATTGAAAATCATAAGTCGGATTTGAACCGCTACCTACTTTTGTACCGTAAAATTTAATTACAATTCTATCTGTTGAAACAAAAATACCATCATTCCACAAACCATTTGCAAAAAATTCAGCATAAATAGCCGAAGTAATTTGTTGTGTATTGTTAGATTGTAGTATTAATGTTTCAGTACCTCCTGAATCTCTTTTATAAACTCTAAAGAAAAATTCCGCTTGACCCGAACCGCTTGTTTTTCTAATATTACCGAGAGTGGTCATATTGAATACACCAGGATTACCGATAATTTGGTTTTGGTCTGTTATCAATCCCGCAATTAATTGGTCTGTTCCTGTAATTGCTCCTGTCGATACATCTACTGCTGTGGTATTATAGTCGGGGTCTGTAATTGAAGATACTAATTTATTGTACCCGCCAATTCCACTAGCTACAGTTGTAGGGTAAACTGTAAGTGTGCTTGGTAAATCTTCTAACGAAATGAAATGAGATGTACCGTTGTCGCCATCGTTTATAAGGTCGCTTGTTTTTGTTGGAATATTTGGTTGCAATACCCAAACAGCAGCCATACTTGTGTTGTCAGTACAAACATATAAATCGCCATCGTCTAAAATCCAACGTGAACCAACTATAAAGCCTTTACTTGTATCATCTGTAGCTGCAGGAGTTGTTGTAAAATTGTGCGAAACTTCTCTAATTGTTGTACCGCCATCGCCCATTACATATAAACGACCAGCTTCCCATTTCAACTCATAACCTACAGAACAAATTTGAGCTATACCGTTTGCACCTCCATAACCAGCGTCGATTGTACCTTTTCTAAGTAACGAACCATTGTCTAATATTATAGCGTCGCCACTTGAAATAGATATATTTTCGCCACCAGTAAAATTGCCCTCAACTAAAACCTCGTTTAAATTTTGAGTACCACCGCCACCGCCTCCAGAACTTGATATAATTGGATTTAAAGGATCTGTATTGTCAATTGTTACGTTAGTTCCAGCAACAACACTTTCAATGTACGAAGTTGGGATGTCCCCATCCCTATTAAAACCCGTATATTTCAGAACTTCTAACCTCAACATTAAAGCCTGAGCGCTTGCAAATGTTTCTGGCGTTCCTATATCGGTGTCGTCATAAACCGTTATATCAGTATATGAATATTCCCTTCTATTGCTCCCGCTTTCTTCAACTATTTTAAATGTGCCAGCGTCTGTTTTACAATAGAATTTAGATAAAATAAAATTATCTGCATCACTTGGAACGTGAAGCCACGTTTTAAGACTTTTTTTTCGTATTTCTAATGTAGCAGCCATAATTAGTAATTATTGTTATAAACTTTTAAATGTAAATCAATTAAATCACCTGATTTAGATCCAGCGTCATCAATCGAAAATTGGAAGGTTGTGGTTGTCAAAGGTTTAAAAACTACGTTTAAAGCATTATTATCATCTTCCATATTACCGCTTTTAGATTCTAACGAAAAAAACACACTATAACTAGTAGTTGGCATTGCATTTGCCAAAGTAACTGTATATATATTACCATATACACTTACAGAATTTAAAATACAACTTGTAATATTACCAGCTATCGCACTGCTTGCTCCAACAGTTCCAGATGATATATTAATACTTTTAACAACTCCGCTATTTAAAGCAATTTTTTCATTAATTTGATCAATATAATCATTTACTGTTGAAATACTAGTAATTAATGAATTTACATTGTCAAACAAAGTATCTGTTATTTCTTGTTCAACATCTGCGTGCTCTACCTTAACAACTTTAGGCGTTTTATTTCTAATTTTAGCGTTAATAAACGCTGTTAATTCTGCTTGTGTCATATAATTTTATATTAAATAATCTATTGAATAATCTGAATCTGAATAATCACCACCAACAATATTAAAAGTCCACGAATAAAAATCTGTTGTTTGAAGTGTTGAAGAAAATAAGCCTTTTGGAATTTCAACCGTATAACTTCCAATTGCTGGTGTAAATGCGCTTGAATCTATGTTATAATAAACACCGTCAAATGTTAAATCTAAATAATTAAAAGAAAATAAAATATTTCCATCACCATCTTTTAAATTTATTAGTGATGCTATTGGATTTAATGTTACTGGTTTATTCAAAGAAAATGAAATTTCATTAAAAAACGCATATAAACTTATTTGCCCAACTGGATTATTTTCTGTAATTTTTAAACCTTCGTAAATTTGATAATCAAAATTAAAAGGGTCGCTGTTGTTTATGTATGCAGAAAATTCAGCTTCTGATAAATTAGAATAGCCTAAGCGTTCCGACCCTTTTACATTTGTTTTATTAGTCATTCTCAATCCATCAATATAAATAATATCGTGAATTAATAATATATTTATCCTTCTAAATACAAAAGGATTTATATTTACAAATTTATACTGGCTTAATTCTTTAAATAAAGCCCTTGTACTGATTGTATTACCTTTGCTTATCTGATAGTAGTCTTTTACTTCCGTTTCATTGTCTAAACGGTCAAAAAAGCATCTTAACCTAATTGATTGATAAAAGTCTAAAACATCATAAGAAATTCCGTGAAAATATCCGTTTGCTTTATAGTCAAAACGTGTTGTTTGTTCTTCAGCTTCTTCAGTTATTAATATTTCATTTGAATACCAAATATCTGATCCAGTTGTCTTAACAAATTTTAACCTAACAGGCTCAAATCCAAAGTCAACAGTAAGAAAATTTAATTCAAAAGCTATTTGTTGAATCCCTTTAATATCAGTAAATTCAAATATTGATACATTTGTGGTTATATCTGCTAATTCCGTATTATCACAATCAACAACAAAGACAGCAAAGTCATTGTCAAATGCTATGCCGTCAGCGTTGTTACTTATTTGTAAATATGATTCGCTGGGTAATAACTGAACGCAATCTGAATAGTTAATTTGTGAAATTTTTGGATTTTCACTATCTATTGTTTTCGATAATTTTATAAAACTATAATCCATTTATTGCATCTGCTAAATTAACTGCATTTGTATATGCTACCCCATTAACCTTAACTTTTTCTATCCTTGTTGGATTAATTAACGGTACACTATTGAAATCGTACAAAGTTACAAAAAAACCATCAATTTTAAACCAGTTACGTTTTAATATTATCGAATCATAACCAACCTCGTTAATATTGATTAATTCAGTACCGATTGTGTCAATAGTTACAAAGTCGCTTTCATTTCTTTGCTCACCCTCAATTGTTAATAAATTAGTTACCCATTCATAATCCAATTTTGTCGGATGTATTTTTAAAACCCTGTTATTAGTGTCAACAACTCGAATAAATCCTTTTTGTATTGCTAAATTATCCAACAAATTTTTAACCGTTTCAAATTCTGCTACAACTTTTGTTTTAAACACCATCGGTGATAAAATTGCATCGCTTAAATCTGTTACATTAATATTGCCACCCTCAACAGTTGCAACCGTTTCTGATCCGTATTTTGTTGAAAGTAAACCGTTATTTTTAAAGAATGTATTTTGTATAATTCCATTTGGTTTGTATTTCGATGCTGTTTTTAAATAACTGCTCCAATACTTCATATTCCTTTTTATTGAATACCTTAAATTACTATAATTGTCGCCACTTGACAAATTAAGTATTTCAGTAAATCCCTGACTTGTTCTATTTACATAAGATACATTGTTTAGTGGAAATTCTGTTTTTATAAATCCATCACCTTCAAAACTTGGTGTAAATCCAATCGGTGTTAACACTATTTTTTCACGCTCTAACGAATAGACTGTGTAAGATCCTATATTTTCACCAGCAATAATATCAAAATCAGAACCAACAACAAAACCTAATAAAGTCCAATCAAATGGAGTACCATCACCGTTTAAAGTATTGTTAAGTATCTCAAGCCTTCCGCTATTCATTCGCATTAATAAACGTAATCCAAATCCATTTGTACTTCCTGAAGGTAGTGGAAAAACATCAATCAAAAATACTTTATCGTCATTATCCAAAGAAGTGCTTTCTTTTGTATTTATTCCTTGCCTTCTGGATGCCTCAATACTAAATGGATCACGAATATAATTAACCTCTACTTTTTTAACATTTTCAACAAGTTTGTTTGGAAGTAAGAATTGCGCATCTGTATGTATGCTGTCAATTGTGTTGCTTTCATCTTTATTTTGCTCAAAAGTCTTATAAGAATAATTAAAACTGTTAATACTATATCTATCATTAAAATTTGTGTTAAATTCTGAATCAGGCGCTTGTAAAAATCCACCCAAATCAACATTATTATAAAAATCATTATACTGCCCTATAAATACATTATTTTGATTTATTTGATAGTCAGCATTTAATTCTTGTAATCCTTCTGTTAAGTCCTTAAAATTAACGTAAAATGGCTTGTCAACATATTGCCTTATTAATTTACCATTAAAAGCAAATTGCTCATAAAATTCACCATCAACATCAAATTTTGGCGCATCAAGTGTTAACCCTGAAATTGATTTTATATTTTGTTTAAACAAATCAACATATCGAACCCCTTTTACAATACTATCAATTGATGTTGATACGGCATCAACTTTTACAACAAAATTTCTGTGAGTAACATCAATATTGCAATCAACATATCCAATCCCAGCCCAAAACAACCAAACTTTTCCACCCTGACTAACTTCGTCGATTGTATATTCAAATGTTTCATTTAATAATACCGTTTTTTCTACTGAAGCGCCCCATGTATCGTTATATAATAAATGCCTTGTTGTTGATGTATTTGAAGGATCAAAAGTATCACCCCAACATAAATATAAACCCATAAACCCAAGGTCTGGGAATACACCTTGCGTTACCACATAAGTCATATCAATTGTGGCAGTTACTTTTATATTGTTTAATTTATTTTGTGCGTATATTAAACCGAATTTTTCAGCATCTGAAATGGTTGCTGTATAAATTTTATTTGATAACCAACCTAAAGAATTTTCAATTCCATAGGATACATTTGTTTGTGCTAAATTAAATAAACACCATATTTCTGTCGGATCTGTTGAATCAATAGGAAATGTTTCTGATCCAATACTTTTCCATTCACTTACTTGTAATACTGGCTTTGCCTTTAATAGTATATTTTCAGTTGTTAATGGTGTGATTGTGTTTAAATCCAAATCTTTATCGCTAAATACATCAACATTAATATCACTTCGCCTATTTATTATTGCCCTGTTATTTTCCTGAATTACTTTACATTCAAAATAAGTAAGTAAGTCAGTCTTTGCCATTTGAAAGTCTAACAATCCAACAGTAAAAGTTACACCGTTTTTCTTCAATATAAATTCAACCTCACTTTCAAAACCGTATGTTTTATAATAATCTAATAAGTTAAATAAACCCATTGTTAAACCATTATCAAAAGTACCATCATAAAACTCCAAACTTACTTCCTCATTTCCGTAACTTATATCCCTACCATAACGGCTTTTATCCTGTTCAACTGTAAAGCTTGCACCATCGAATTTAACAGGCTCGGTTATTTGAATCAAGC